GCATCCGCGCCCTCACCCAGGCGTGAGCCTGAACTGATGGAGGCGGGATGGTAGCAGCTTGATTGCTAAATACTAACCTGACTCTGTTTAGTGGGTTCTGGCGGGGGCGGCTTAACGGTCGCTCCCGCCGGTTCCCACGCTCCACATTTACCACATTCTCCACAGAAAGAGGGCCGGATCATGGCTTACACAACACTCGCGGACGTTCGTGCGCTGTCGAAGCTCTCGGACTCTGGAGTTTACACGGATGATGAAATTACCGAGGGTATCGCTTGGGCGGAGCTTCTCGTGAACGAGTACACAGGCACATCGTACGAGGCCGCCTCTCACTCTCTAACTCTTGACGGCACCGGCACTGATACTCTGTTCGTCGGCGTGCCTCACCTGATCTCTGTCACCTCCTGCGCTGTTGATGGCGTTGCTGTGGCTGACGTGTCCGGCTGGGTAGTACGGCCTGGCGGCGTGGTGCGTCGAGACTCAGGCTCATTTACTGCTTCCCCACTGGGTATGAATGTTGACATAGTGGTGTCAGCTGGCGAGGCAGTCTCGGCTCCTGCGGATATCGCATGGGCTGCTAAAACTCTGGCCCGCTGGTACGTGCTGCGCCTTAACTCTGAGGCTCCTGATAATGCTATCTCTATCACTACCGCTGGCGGTGACTTTCGTCTGAATGCGCAGCCTGGCAAGTACGGTCCTACCGCTCTGCCTGAGGTCAATGCTGTTCTAATGCGTTACCGCACTCGACCTCCGGCGGCGTTCTAATGGGCGCCGAGGCGGCGCTCCTGGCGCTGTTCACCCGTGACCGGGATTACTGGGACGCTGGCGACAACACTCCTAGGGCTACACGCTCGCTCGATACCGTGGTTGGTTTCGAGATGCATCACACTGGTGGCGCTGGCCCGAAGTCTCTCAGCGACGCTGATAAGACCGAGTGGCTGCTCAGCATTGAACGCTACCACGAGCAGACCAAGGGTTGGTCAGACATCTTCTACAACGTATTCGTATTCGGAGACGGTGAGATCTGGGAGGGCCGCAGGGCTGACCGTTCTTCTCAGGCCTCTGTGTCTGAGTACTTGACGGTGCATATCCCAGGCAACAGCCCGAAGATCACTGATGAGCAGCACTCTGCTCTCCTGGCGCTGGCTCGCTGGGCTACTAACGACACGGCTATGGTCCGAGGTCACTCTGACCGTGCATCTACTGCGTGTCCAGGAGACTCTGGGCGTGCTGAACTGAAGCGTATACGCGCTGAACTTGAGGAGACGATTATGGAACTACAGAACCTAGGTAAGCACGGCGACGCTGTGGCTGCTAAGGAACTAGGACTCTGGGACGGGTCCAACCCTGCTATGGGCGCTTCCCGCTCCGTGGTGTCTATTGTGGCCTTCCGTGCGTACGAGGCTGCTGTAGTGGAGCTTCTCGGCAAGCTCGATGCTCTGGCTGCTCGTGTGGCCGCTATCGAGTCTGCACCTGTTACGCAGGGTCCTGTCGGGCCTCGTGGTCCTAAGGGCGCTAAGGGCGCTAAGGGCGACGCTGGTCTCCGTGGTCCAGCTGGCGTGACCGGTCCTCAGGGAATCACCGGCCTGGCTGACATCATCAAGCGGCTATCATAGGAGGCGACATGGCTACACATACCACTGTTGCTGCTTATAGGGCGGCTGTATTCGCTGCTATGCAGGCTGACGTTACGCTGGGCGCTGTGCAGGTTTCCTACGGGGAGCCTGCTGACGCCAAGCGTGAGGAGGCCGTGTGGCTAGGTAATGCTGTGGATCTCGGTTCGTCCGAGGATCCGTACATCGCTTCCGGTCGGCGCAAACGCCACGAGGAGTACGAAGTGCAGGTAACGGTCGACGTGGCCTCGCAGCGTACGGCTCCGGCTTCTGAGCTGCGGGCTGCTGTGCTGGTAGGTGCGCTTGAGGATCTGCTAGCGGTTGACAGCACTCTGTCAGTCGATGGCGTTCTATGGGGTGTGCCTGCTTCGTTCGAGTGGGAGACTGATCTCTCAGGCGATGGCGGTACGCCTCGTACCGTTGTCACGTTCGACATCACAGTTAAGGGGCACTTATCATGACCAAGAAGAAGGCACCTAAGAAGGTGCGCCTGCTTTACTCTGGGCCTTTCGAGGCCGAGCTAGTTCTCGTACCCACCAGGCGACGTATCACCGTCGCTCCTGGCGGCGTCGTAGAATTGCTGCCTAACGAGGCGGCATCGTTTAACGGCGCTGAGGGATGGTCCCTGGCTCCAGTCACTACTATTAAGAAGGAGGCCATCTGATGGCTACTCTAGACAGCGCAATTCACATCGGTAAGGAGTCCACCTATGGCACTCCAGTTACACCTTCTCGTTCGTTCGAGGGTATGGCTGATTCATTCAAGCGTGACCAGGAACGGCTGGAGTCGACTGGTATGCGCGCAGGGATGCAGGGCGTCCGCTCTGACCGTGTCGTGCAGGTCAACATGGGCGGCACTGGCTCGCTCGAAGTTGATGTGCTCAATAAGGGAATGGGTATGCTCCTCGAAGGTCTCGCAGGCACAACGGCTGGCCCTACGCAGGTGGCGTCTACCTCTGCTTATACGCAGACTCACGCTAACTCGGCGGCTGGTCCTACCGAGTCGTACACCGTTCAGGTCGTTCGTCCTATGGTCGACGGCGCTAACAAGGCGTTTACGCATCACGGCTGCAAGCCCACTGCGTGGAGCGTTAAGCAGGACGTGTCAGGCCTTCTGAAGCTCAGCGTCGACTACGACTTCGAGGATGTCGAGACCGCTACTGCCGAGGCGTCTGCCGTTTATCCGGCAAGCACTCTGCCGTTCGCTTGGACTAACGCGGTTGTGACCATTGACTCTACCGAGTTCTGTTATGCAACCTCGTTCAGCATGGACGCGGACCTGGCTATGAAGACTGACCGTCGCTACCTGTGCAGCTCGGCTCCCCTCAAGGGTGTCCCTGTTCGCTCTGGTCTCGCTTCGTTTACTGGTTCGTTCGATGCGGACTTCGCTTCTACTACCCAGTATGACGCGTGGGTCGCTGGTACCGTGTTCGATATGAACATCAAGTGGTCGATGGCTGCTGACCTTATCGAGTCCGGGCACACTTACGAGTTCGAGCTGGACTTCCCGGCTGTGCAGTGGACGGGCGAAAGTCCCGAAGCGTCTAACTCTGACGTGTCGAAGCACTCGATGCCGTTCACCGTTCTTGATAACGGCTCTGACCCTATGGTCACTGTCTCGGTCAAGAGCACTGACTCGGCTCTGTAATACCTTGAGGGGCTGGCCGGTTTCACGGGTCCGGTCAGTCCCTCGTTACCCACCCGTGATGATGAAAGGCTCTGCTATGGCTAAAGGCACCGGAGCTATCCGGGTTAAGAACTTGAGGCCTTTGCAGCGTGAGCTGGCTAAGGCTGGCAGTAAGGACGTGGTTAAGGAAGTACGAAAGGCTAATAAGGACGCGGCACTGATAGTTAGCGATAAGGCTAAGCAGATCGTTCCTGTGCAGTCTGGCAAGCTACAGAAGTCCATCGGCGCTCAGGCGCAGCGTGACTCTGCGCGTGTCAAGGCGGGCACGTCTAAGGGCGTGCAGTACGCAGGGCCGATCCACTGGGGCTGGCCCGCTAAAGGCATCAGGCCTCAGCCGTTCCTTTTTGACGCACTTTCAGATAAGCGAGATGAAGTAGAGAAGGCATACGAAGATAATCTAGCGAGGATAGCGCTCCAGCTATCGACTAACCCTCTTAGGAGATGACATGACTAACACCCGTGAACTAGACCTGAACATTGAGACCCTTACCCTGGGCGAAGCTGAGAAGCTGGAAGATATGCTGGGGCTACCGCTGTCGAAGCTGGCTGACGCGTCCCAGGTGAAGCTGATTCGCTCGCTGGCTACTCTCGTCGCTCAGCGTGATGACGCAGACTTCACTTATGAAGACACTGCTGACATGCTTCTGTCAGACATGGCGGCCAAGCTAGGTGAGGGCGACGAGGACCCTACCTAAGGGCTGACAGAGAAGCCCAGTTCATGACTAAGGTGGCCGTAGCTTCTCGCTTCGGTCTCACCTTCTCTGATCTCGAATCTATGCGAGTGTGGCAATACCAAGCACTGATCGCGGCTATCGAGGTCGACACCAATAAGCAATCTAAGCCTGGCATGACTCCTGTTATGTCCTGAAGGAGATCACTATGGCCACTAAGCCCATTAAGCTAACTATCTTGGGCGACGCTTCGCAGCTTAACGCTACCCTTGCTGCTACTTCGGGCAAGTTGGGCGCGTTCGGCAAGAAGGCCGGTGTGGCTGGTGTGGCTGCTGTGGCCGCTATCGGTTACGGCATGGTGAAGCTTGGGCATCAGTCCGAGGAGATGGCCGCCATATTGGTGAAGGGCACTGGCGCTACTGATGATGCTCTGGCTGCTCTGGAGGCTAACGCTCTTGAGGTTATGTCTAACGTGCCGGACGCTGGCGCTGTGGTGGCTACGGCGCTGGCTGACGTCAACACCCGCTTCGGGCTGACCGGCGAAGCTCTCGAAGATACGACTGAGTCTCTGCTGGACTTCTCACGGCTCACCGGCCAGGACACTACCGAGGCCGTGAACGGCCTGAAGAATGCTATGGGCATCTTCGGAGTGGAGGCTGGCGACGCTGAGGAGGTCATGGGCGACTTCCTGCGGATCTCTCAGGCCACTGGCGTCACCGTCACGGAGCTTGAGGAGAAGATGGCGAAGCAGGGCGGCACGTTCGCTGCTCTAGGGTTCA